GGATGCGCCCACTCCTCCAAAAAAGTCGAATGTTGTCGCACCAGCAACACGTAGTACTGCGCCCCGCAAGGTCGTACTTACCAAATCGCAGGTCGAAATCGCCAAGCGGCTCGGGGTTCCATTGGAACTCTATGCTCGTAAGGTTGCGGAAGAAATGAGGAAATGAAAATGACGGAACAAATTCGTACCAAACGTGACCACGAAACCCGGGCTACGACTGCTCGCCTCACAAAGTGGGCACCAGCGCAGCTTCTGCCTGACCCCCATCCGGAGGCTGGGTATGCTTATCGTTGGATTCGTATCAGCACAATGAACGCAGATGATCCGCGTAACATTTCGTCAAAACTCCGCGAAGGATGGGAACCAGTAAAAGCTTCTGACCACCCAGAGATTCAATTGTTCGGGGAGACCAACGGTCGATTCCCAGATTCAATCTGTGTTGGCGGTTTGTTGCTTTGCAAAACACCTGTGGAGTTCGTTGAACAGCGGAACGCGCATTACGGCCAACAAGCCGATGCGCAGATGCAGTCAGTGGACAACACATACATGCGCGAAAGTGACGCTCGTATGCCGCTTTTCAAAGAGCGAAACACGAAAGTTACCTTCGGCAAAGGCACTTAACTTTTTTGGAGTCCAAACATGGCTTACCCCACCGTTTCGGCACCCTACGGCCTGCAAGCGATCAATCGTATTGATGGCATGCCGTACGCAGGTGCAATCCGTCAGATTCCCGTAGCTGCTGGCTTCGGCACCGCCATTTTTGATGGCGATACCGTTGTGATCAACAGCGATGGTTATCTCGTTAAATCCACCACAACTGACTCTGGCAACATTGTTGGCGTGTGCATGGGTGGTCAGTACGTGAATTCGAGCGGCCAAACCGTTCAAGGTCAGTACATCCCCGCTCTGGCATCTACGTCCACCAATTTGGCGCTGGCCTACGTTGTGGATGATCCAATGGCTCTGTTCAAGGTTGCTGTTGTGACCTCTGGCACCACCATGGGCACCGCTGGCCGTACTGTTGTTGGCTCGAACCTTGCGCTCGTCCTGAACGCTGGTAACACCACCACCGGTAACTCTGCTTTCGCCGTCACTTTGACCGGCGCTGGCACTACTGCCACCATCCCAATCCGTGTGATCGACGTTGTGCCTGAGACAGCTACTGCTGCTGACACATACACCGAGCTGTTGGTGAAAATCAACACGCACCAGTACAACAACACCACTGGTGTCTAAGGAGTAAATCATGGCTATTTCACGCGCACAACTGCTGAAAGAACTGCTCCCCGGCTTGAACGCTTTGTTCGGCCTTGAGTACGCCAAGTACGGCGAGCAGCACAAGGAAATCTACGAGACCGAGACATCGGAGCGTAGCTTTGAAGAGGAAACCAAGCTGTCTGGCTTCTCCGCCGCTCCGGTGAAGAACGAAGGCGCTGCCATTGCTTATGACAATGCGCAGGAAGCTTGGACTGCACGTTACACCCACGAAACCATCGCGATGGGCTTCTCCATCACCGAAGAGGCCGTGGAAGATAACTTGTACGACAGCCTCTCCAGCCGCTACACCAAGGCTCTGGCCCGTGGTATGGCTTACACCAAGCAGGTCAAGGGCGCAGCCATCTTGAACACTGGTTTCACCGCTGGCGTCACTTACGGCGACGGCGTGACCTTGTTCTCGACAGCTCACCCACTGATCTCTGGTGGCGTCAACAGCAACCGCCCTGCCACAGCAGCCGACCTGAACGAGACTTCGTTGGAAAACGCCGTCATTCAGATCGCCGCTTGGACAGACGAACGCGGCCTGCTGATCGCAGCTAAGCCAAAGAAGCTGGTGGTTCCACCTGCACTGCAATTCGTTGCAACTCGCTTGTTGGAAACTGAACTCCGCGTTGGCACTGCTGACAACGATATCAACGCCATCAAGAACAACGGCTCCATCCCCGGTGGTTACACAGTCAACAACTTCTTGACTGACACCAACGCTTGGTTCCTGTTGACTGATGTACCCAACGGTCTGAAGCACTTCGTCCGCTCGCCTCTGGCGAATTCCATGGACGGAGATTTTGACACTGGAAACGTTCGCTACAAAGCTCGTGAGCGTTATTCTTTTGGTGTCAGCGATCCGCTCGGCGTCTATGGCTCTCCCGGTGCTTAATTCGGGAAATTGAAGAGGGAGCTTCGGCTCCCTTTTCTTTGGCGTACAATTACCGGTGTCGAAACAGGAGACATCATGGACACCACAAATTTACTCAAGACCCGAGCTGAAGCTAAGGCGACTGGGGCCAAGTATTACTTCACTGGAGAGCCCTGCAAGCATGGGCACATTGCGCCACGCAAGACCAAAGGGGCCTGCGTTGAGTGCCTGAAGGTTGAGTGGGCGCAAGCCTTAGAAACCAGAGCCGAGTACTTTAAGGAGTACAACAAGTCAGAAGCCGGGCAAAAGGCGAAGAAGGGGTACTACGAGCGCAACAAAGACGCCGTGGTTGCTGCGGCACAAGCCCGGCCAGATGGGGCAAAAAATGCGTACAAGAAAAAACACAAGGAAGCCAATCCAGACTATTACCGCTCGCTGGTAAGCATGCGCCGCAGACGCTTCCGTGACGCCACGCCTAAATGGCTGTCGCCCGAGCAGCGCATGGAGATACGACTGAAGTACAGACTGGCGATTGAGCTGAGCCGAGCCACCGGCATCCGGCATGCGGTAGACCACGAGGTGCCAATCCAAGGCGAAGAGGTCTGCGGTCTGCATGTGCCGTGGAACTTGCGGGTCATCACCCAAGAACAAAACCTGAAAAAGTCCAACAAGCTCGTTGACCCCCAAGAACCTGCGTGATATATTGCCTCAACCCCGGACTATCCGGTGTATCTGACGGCTCCGGGCCGACGACATGCAGACAGATGCACCTCAACTCGCATGTGAGGAATCATCATGAGCAATACGACTTTTTCGGGCCCAGTTCGTTCCGAGAACGGCTTTCAAACTGTCTCCGTCAGCGCAACCACTGGCGCTGTTACCGTTACCGGCACCTTGGGTCCCGCAACTAGCGTGGACAGCGTTACAGTTTCTTCCTTCGTGGACCTGCCAGCCATCCTGACTGCCGCCCTACCCGCCGCTGCCGCTGGCAATGCTGGCCAAGTTCGCTTGATCAGCGACAACGGCGCTGGCAACAATGAGTTTTGCTTGGTCATCAGCACCGGCTCTGCTTGGGTTACTGCCGTCGGCGCTGCCCTGAGCTAATCAACCTCTGGGGCTTCGGCCCCTGTTTTAAAGGAGATTGATTATGTCGATGCAATCAGACGTTAAATCGCAACACGCGTCAGTTTCGGGGTTGATGATTTCATCTCGGACCCGCTTAAAAGGCGCAACTATTTTTCCGCTTTCTGGCGCAACAGGTTATTCGGCTTTTGTCGAAAACACCTCAATTGCTGGCACGTACACACGCACTACAACCACTGCAACCGTGACTGCGGCAGGCCACGGCTTGTCTACTGGTCAGTGGGTGTACTTGGACTGGGACTTGACCGACAACCCCTACCAAGTGACTGTGACAAGCCCCAACGCCTTTACGGTGACTGTGGCTGATACGGGTGCCGCCAGTGGTAGCGTTACCGTGTACAACAAGATGTTGCTTCAGGCTGATGCCTCAAATGCCACGGCTTACACCATCGTGATCCCCGGTCAGGGCATCTTGGCGGACCAAGGCATTCGCGTGTTCTTGGGTGCAAATATTCACTGCACAATTTTTTATGGCTGAAGAGACACGCCCCATGGATGTTGCAGGTCGCAAACTGATGATTGCGATCCCTGCCTACGACGGCAAGTTGAACATCAAAACCTCCTTTGCCTTGGCCGATCTTGTGGTCAAGGCATCGCGGTTTGGCGTTCAGGTGCAACTGTCGCACCTGTCGGGCTGCTCTCTTATCACCAAGGCCAGAAATATTCTGGTCGCCAACTTCTTGGAGTCGGACTGCACAGATTTTCTGTTTGTAGATGCCGACATCGTGGTGGACGCCGAGTCTGTGCTTCGCCTGCTGGCGCTGAGCACCGGCAAGGACATCACCGCTGGGATGTACACCCGCCGAGCCGAGGACCGCAAGTTCTTCTTGGACATCTACATCGACGAGAACAAGACGCTTGAGTTCGATGCAAACGGCATGCTGCGTGTTGAGAACGTGGCCACGGGCTTCATGATGATTCAGCGCCATGTGCTGGAGAAGATGGTGGCCAACCACCCTGAGTGGACGTACCTCAACGACTTCTACAACCGCAAAGAGAGCGCCCTGTTCGACTTTGAGTTGACCAATGGCCAGTACGTTGGCGAGGACTACACGTTCTGCAAGCGTGCCCGGGCGGACGGTTTCACGGTCTTCATTGACCCAGAGATCACTCTGCCGCACGTTGGCTCTCAGGAATACCACCGCAGCTTCAAAGAGGCCGTGTTGATGCCGCTGATTGAGCAGCACTGCACACCCAAACTGAAAGTCGTCAATGGCTAAGAAAACCCCATCCCTTGCAGTTGGTCGTGGCGAGAAGCTGCCCGCTTCCAAGGGGGCTGGGCTGACGGCCAAAGGTCGCGCTGTTTACAACGCCGCCACCGGCAGCAACCTCAAAGCCCCGCAGCCGCAGGGTGGCAAGCGCAAGGACTCGTTCTGCGCACGCATGTCAGGCATGCCCGGTCCTATGAAAGACGAAAAGGGCAAGCCCACCCGCAAGGCGGCTTCTCTTGCAAGGTGGAAGTGCTGAAATGGACCTGCCAGTCTGGAATACCGTTTTGTCGTTCGCTTCTGCGGCGCTGCTGCTTTGGGTGAAGGTCTCGCATGACGAGGTCAAACGCCTGAGCATCTTGCTGAGCAAGACGCGTGAAGAGAACGCCGAGAAGTTTGTGGCCAAATCGGACATGCACAATGACATGAACCGGGTGATTCAGCGGCTGGACCGACTGGACGCCAAGCTTGACGAGTTCATGAAGGAGCAGAGAAGTGCCCTCAACTAGCAAGAAGCAGGCTGACTTCATGCGTGCGGTAGCGCACAGCCCGGAGTTTGCCAAGAAAGCAGGTGTCCCACAATCCGTGGGCAAAGAGTTCTCCAACGCGGACAAGGGCCGCAAATTTTCTAAAGGTGGCGATATGAAAGACGCAATGATGAAGCTCAAAGAGCACGCAAGTAAACCAGCCTCCAAGGCCCACAAGGGTCTGGCTAAAGGTGGCTCTGTTGGCACAACCAAGATGGGCTCAGTCAAGACTGCCGCTCCAAGCCGTGACGGTATTGCATCCAAGGGCAAGACCAAGGGCACAATGGTCAAGATGGCTCGCGGCGGCAAGACTTGCTAAGGAGAAAACCATGGCAGAGAAAGAAATGAGCCCGGCTGAGCGCGAAGCTCGTCGGATGATGGCGGAAAAGAAGGCTGCTGAAGCCAACGAGAAGGCCTACAACGCAGCCAGCAAGACAGCACCTGCACCTGCGGTCAAAAAGGCCAAAGGCGGTAGCGTGACTCGTGCAGACGGTTGCGTGACCAAAGGCCACACTCGCGGCAAGATGGTGTAAGCCATGCTGGCCAGTCGCGGCATGGGTGCCATCAACCCATCGAAGATGCCTTCTGGCAAGCGCAAAGCTCGCCGGGACGATACCGACTTTACTGAGTACGCTTCTGGCGGAAAGGTGGGTTTGTATGACAACATCCATGCAAAGCGAAAGCGTATTGCTGCTGGCTCCGGTGAGAAGATGCGCAAGGTCGGCAGTGCTGGAGCCCCAACCGCCAGCGCGTTTGCGCAATCGGCAAAGACTGCGAAGAAGTAAATCATGGCAACATCAGGCACCACAGCGTTCAACATGGACCTCACGGAGATCGTGGAGGAGGCGTTTGAACGCGCTGGTGGTCAGTTGCGCACTGGTTACGACCTTCGAACGGCCAGCCGGTCCCTGAACCTGATGTTTTCGCAGTGGGCCAACCGTGGCCTGAACATGTTCACGTATGAGCAGGGGCTCATTAACTTGATCCCCGGCCAAGCGACGTACAACTTGCCCGCCGACACCGTGGACCTGCTTGAGCATGTGATCCGCACTGGTGCTGGCAGCGCTTCGACGCAGGCCGACCTGACCATCACTCGGATCAGCGTCTCCACCTACGCTACCATCCCCAACAAGCTGCAGCAAGCCCGACCCATTCAGGTTTGGATTGAGCGCTTGGACACGCCTCGCATCACGGTTTGGCCAATCCCAGACAACTCACAGCCCTACGTGTTCGTGTACTGGCGCTTGCGCCGCATGCAGGACGCTGGCACGGGTGTGAACACCATGGACATGCCGTTCCGTTTCTACGAGGCTATGACGGCTGGTCTGGCATATCACCTTGCCCTAAAGATTCCCGGCGCGATGGAGCGCTTGGGTGTCTTAAAGCAGCAGTACGACGAAGCGTGGGATTTGGCCTCATCGGAAGACCGCGAAAAGGCGGCAGTCCGGTTTGTTCCTCGTGCGATGCACATTGGAAACGGTGGCTACTGATGTCCAACCGGTTTGCAGCAGGCCACAAAGCGATTGCCATGTGCGACCGCTGTGGCCAGCAATTCAAACTCAAGCAGCTCAGGACCGAGATCATCAAGCAGCGCAAGTATGAGTTGCTGGTGTGCCCGGAGTGCTGGGACCCTGATCAGCCTCAGTTGATGCTTGGCACCTTCCCTGTGGATGACCCGCAGGCGCTGAGAAACCCACGCAGGGACACCACCTACGTGACATCTGGCCTGAATGACGACGGCAACCTGTCTGGCGGCTCTCGGGACATTCAGTGGGGATGGAACCCGGTGGGTGGATCAAGGTCGTTTGATACGTTCCTGACACCCAACACATTGGCGTTGACTGTGCAGATCGGCACAGTGACAATATCGGTATCGTAAAGGAGTCTGACATGGACGCGAAAAAAGCAGTGGGTAAACACGAGGCAAACATGCACCCGGGCATGAAGCCGACCAAGCTGGCCAAGGGCGGCAAAACCAATCTGCAGATGAAGCAGCTTGGGCGCGGCATGGCCAAGGTCATGAACCAGCGTACATCGTCTGCACCCAAGGGGAAATGACATGGCCAAATTCAGTCAAAAGATGATGGGCAAAGAAGTTGGCCAAGCCAGCGTCTACGCCAAGCCGCACACCATGGACGGCAAGTCTGTAAAGGCCTCCACCAACCCCGGCAAAGAGCCGAACCACAGCCGCGTGGATACGGTGAACATGAGCGTGGGCGCGTTCAGCAACAAGCCTGATGGCATGGGCACCAAGACCAGCGGCATCAAAATCCGTGGTACTGGCTGCGCCACGAAGGGCACCATGGCCCGAGGCCCAATGGCATAAAGCATGAACTACGCCGAGCTGAAGATCAACATTGCTGACATCTGTGAAAACGAGTTCACAGAGGAGCAGTACGCCATGTTCACGCAGCAGGCGGAACAGAAAATCTACAACACGGTGCAGTTGGCCAACTTGCGCAAGAACGTCACTGGCACGTTGACTGCAAACAACAAGTATCTGGCTGCTCCGAATGATTTTCTGTCGGTGTACTCGTTGGCCATCTACCCGGCTGCAGGCGGGAACTACGAGTTCTTGCTGGACAAGGATGTGAACTTCATCCGTCAGGCGTACCCCAATCCGGCTACCACCGGCAAGCCCAAGCACTACGCCATCTTCGGCCCTCAGTCGAGTGATGTAAACGAGCTGACGTTCATCTTGGGGCCAACTCCAGACGCCACTTACGCGGCTGAGCTGCACTACTACTACTACCCCGAGTCCATCGTGACTGCCGGGGAAACATGGTTGGGCGAGAACTTCGATTCCGCTTTGCTCAATGGCGCTTTGGTTGAGGCTATCCGCTTCATGAAGGGCGAGGCTGACATGGTGAAGCTGTACCAAGACATGTACATGCAAGCGATTGCTCTGCTTAAGAACTTGGGTGACGGCAAACAACGCACCGACACATACCGTGACGGTCAGACAAGGATCAAAGTGTCATGACAATCGCGCAAACCGCAACCACATCGTTCAAGGTGGAGCTGCCGCAGGGCATTCACAACTTTGGACCGACATCGCCCGACACGTTCAAGATCGCGCTGTACACCGCTGCCGCCAATCTGGACGGCTCCACGGCTGTTTACACGACATCGGGCGAAGTCGTTGGTACGGGCTACGTGGCTGGCGGCAACACACTGGTCATTACGACCACACCTGTGGCTGCAAACAACAGCGCCAACGTGCCCACGGCCTACTTCAGCTTTGCCAACACCTCTTGGACAAGCTCAACCTTCACAGCCCGTGGCGCTTTGATCTACAACAGCACCGAGGGCAACAAGTCCGTGGCTGTTCTCGACTTCGGCGCTGACAAGACCGTGAGCAACGACACCTTCCAAATCATCTTCCCAACTGCCGACGCCAACAGTGCGATTGTGCGAATCTCATAAGGACACATCATGGAACACAGCAAAGCACAAGACAGCGTTACCGCAGGCATGGTCGCTCAACGTATTGGCGGCGAGCGCGTTGGCGCGGGCGGTGTGTTCACCGTTACCTGCGTGGGCGCAGACGGCAAAGAGAAGTGGTCTGACACCTTCCACAACCTCGTGGTCAACGAGGGCCTGCAGGACATGAACAGCAAGTACTTCGCTGCTGCTGGCTACACGGCGGCTTGGTTCTTGGGTCTGGTCCAAGGCCCCGGCTCCGGCACAACCTTTGCCGCTGCTGACACACTGGCTTCTCACGCAGGCTGGACAGAGTTGGTCCCCGGCACCGCCTACACCGGCAACCGCAAAGCAGTGACATTCGGCACGGCCACCACGGCGGACCCATCGGTGATCTCCAACTCCGCCAGCCCCAGCTCGTTTGCTATGTTGGTGAACGGCACCGTGGTTGCAGGCGCATTGCTGGCCAGCGTGAACAGCGGCACATCTGGCATCTTGTTCTCGGCTGGTGACTTCACTGGCGGCGACAAGACTGTGGACAACGGCGACACGCTGAACGTCACGTACTCCTTCTCGCTCGACGCGGCCTGATAGGACGTGCGGTGTTTGGCGATGTCACTTTTGCCCAAGCACCCTTCGCCTCTTTAGGCGGGAACACGTTCGCCGTCTCCGCAACTGAAGCGGCCACGGCCACTGCAGTCACCGAAGTCCCAAACCTCGTTCGGGGCGGCATCATGGCGGAGACCGCCACACTCCAAGACTCGTTTGCCAGCCAAGCCGTCTTGCGGCCAACTCAATCGGAAACAGCATCCGCAGCAAACACTCAGTCGGTGATTGCAAACATGGTGGCCAGCATGCTTGAGCAGGCCGGGGCTACAGCAACCCAGACGGCCATTGTCACCTTCTTGGCAGCACAGGCGGAGAGCACCACCGGCACGGCAGCACAGACTGCTGTGGGCACTTTCTTGGCGGCGCAGGCTGAGACGGCGACCGGCGACGACGACATGACTCGCGGCCTGCTGGTTTCTGTAGCCATCGCAGAGAGCGCCACGAGCACGGCCACCCAAGTGGCTCAGATCAGCGTGAATGCGTCGATTGCAGAGGTTGTCAGCGCCCTGAGCACTCTGGGTGTCATCAAGACTGCTAACGTGTACCCCACAGGGGTGCAGCTCACCATCAGCATTGGCGGGGTGTTGGTCTGGGCGGTAATTGACGACAGCCAGACCCCGAACTGGCAAAATATCACCAATACCCAAGGTAGCGGTTGGACTGAGGTCAACGACGCTCAGACCCCCGGCTGGACGCAACTACCATCGTAAGGATTAAAAATGGCATTGGTACTCAAAGATCGCGTCAAGGAAAC